TACTGTAACTACTTCTTTAGAAAGTGTGTATTCATTAACGTCCTGTTCTAGGGTCAAAAATGCAAAACTTTCTTCCACAGCGTGTTCACTGCGTTGTCTGTAGCGTAATAACGACTTTTCAATAGCTAGGTTATAATGGCTAGGATCTAGCTCAATATCAATCATACCGTCACCTAAGCTAGTACGGATATAATCTATTATGGGTTGACGTGGATTTGTAGTATCGCTCATGTATATATTTAGCTATAAATACACTACTATGCCAAGACTCTCTCTATACCGCCCCGAAAAAGGCAATGATTTTAAGTTCTTAGATCGTGTAATTAACGAGCAATTTCAAGTGGGCGGAACAGACATCTACGTACACAAATACCTAGGTCCAGTTAACCCAACTGACGGTAATGCTTCACCCGCTACACCAGTTAATTCTAATCCAATTGCAGAATTAGGAATACAGGATGTATTGCTAATGGAAAACCGCGATAGACACTATGCACCGGATGTGTACATTATGCGTGGTATATATCAAATGCAAGATTTAGATTTTAATCTAAGTCAGTTTGGATTGTTTTTAAACAACGACAATATTATGCTTCACTTCCACCTTGCTGGATGTGTAGGAAATTTAGGCCGTAAAATAATGGCAGGTGATGTGTTAGAATTACCTCACCTAAAAGATGAGTATGGGTTGGATCAAAGTCTATTTGCTCTAAGACGTTTTTATGTTGTGCAAGATGTTACTCGTCCTACAAATGGATTTAGTCAAACATGGTATCCTCATTTAATTCGTGCCAAGTGTGCTCCGTTAGTAGATACTCAAGAATTTAAAGAAATACTTGATTCAGTTAACGTCGATGCACAAGGTAATCCAGATCCAAATGGTAGTACCTTACGTGATTTAGTTTCAACATATAAAAAGAGTATTGAAATTAATGATCAGATTATTGCACAAGCAGAAGCTGACTCACCAAGTCACGGATTTGACACTAGTGCGCTGTATGTAATCCCTACAAATCCAGATGGCACAACCGCTATTCAAGATGTTAGCGATACAACAATTGATAACACAAACTGGAATAACATTGATGCCAGCGTTGTGTTACAAACTCCCGACCACAACTATTTTGTACACTCATTAGAAGACGGTGTTCCACCAAACGGATCACCATACGGGTTTGGTATTGAGTTTCCCTTCAATCCAATCCACGGGCAATTTTACCTACGTACAGATTATATGCCTAATCGTTTGTTTAGATTTGACGGGCACAACTGGATTAGATTTGAATCCAATGTACGCATGACCCTTGATCAATTTGGTACTCAGGATGTTGCTCCTGGTACACCGTTTGAAGGTAAACAAGTAAGACGTAACCAAGTTAGCGATTTTATTAACAACCAAACTACTGCAACAATTAATGGCGTAGTAGTTCAAGAAAGACAAAGCCTAAGCAAGGCACTAAAACCAAGGGCAGATAATTAATGGATTATTTTTATGACGGGCAAATAAGACGCTACTTAACACAGTTTATGCGTCTGTTAAGTTCCTTTAGTTACAAAGATGCTAAAGGCAATATCACGCAGGTTCCTGTTCGCTATGGTGACATGAGTCGTCAGGTTGCACAAATATTAAACAAGAATTCTGAAAACGTGATGCCAACTGCTCCGTTTATCAGTTGCTATGTAAAAAGCATGGACCTTGCTCGAGATAGATTACAAGATCCGTATTATATCAGTAAGGTAAACATTCGTGAACGTGACACTAGTTACTTAGACGAGAATCCAGAAAGCCCTACATACGGTCAAACAATTAATGCATCTAGTCCTAATCAAGGTGCCAACTACACCGTTGAACGACTAATGCCAACTCCCTATACGTTGCAATTTCAAGCCGACATATGGTCGTCAAACACTGATCAAAAGTTACAATTATTAGAACAAATTTTAGTATTGTTTAGACCAGCAATGGAAATACAAACCACAGATAACTTTATTGACTGGACTAGTCTAAGCTATATTGAACTAAGTGGCATGACATGGTCTAGCCGTGCTATACCACAGGGTGTAGAACAAGATATTGAAATTGCACAGTTAGAATTTACAGCACCTATATGGTTAAGCACTCCTGTTAAAGTTAAAAAGTTAGGCATCATTACAAATATTATTGCTAATATTTTTACAGAACCTACTGGTAGTATTGGTGAAAGCCCGTATGATGATGAAGGCTACTTTACTGGACGTCAACCTACTGCTGTTGCTGGATATAATTTAAAAGATCTAAGTGTTATTATCTTTAATAAAACAGCTACCTTAACAGGCGGTTATAGTTGGATTAACATTTTAGATAGATATCCTGGAAAATTTAAAGCGGGTCTAAGTCAAATACGCATTAAAAAACCAGGCGGAAAAGAAATTGTTGCTATGATCAGTTTAGATCCAGCCGATGAAAAAATAATGCATTTAGATATTGACGTTGCAACATTGCCAACTAATACGGAAATTCCTGCAGGTAGTGGAAAGACCTATGTTGATGCAATTATTGATCCAAATACATTTACTAACACAGATCCTCAAATAGGCATACGTTATCTAATTCTAGAAGATATCAATCCAGAATATAGAAAAATAGTCTACGAAAACAATCCTGCGTATAATCCTAGCAGTCCCGATAGTCCACGTATGCGTGAAAAGCGTGACCTTAATGGACAAATTGTTTATGAAACTGCATATCCTAACACCGCAAAGACAGCGGCTAACTGGTCCAATGCAGACCTCTCAGTATTTTCAGCAAATGCAAATGATATCATTACTTGGGACGGCACTAGATGGAGTACTATATTCAACTCTAAGGATGTTGCCGACTTGACCTACATAACTAATATACGTACTGGTTCACAGTATGTATGGGATGGCGTACAATGGATCGCCAGTTATGAAGGAGAATATGCACCAGGAAACTGGCGCTTGGTACTATGAATATAATATGCAGTGGTGGAATATTTCTAAGCAAAAAAACACATAGGTTTTTATTATTAAACAGAACAAGTAACAAGACCGCAAATACTTGGGGTATTGTTGGTGGTAAAAACGAACCGTCGGATCAAACTCCTTACGATGCACTCTGTAGAGAAATTCAAGAAGAGATTGGGTTCCTACCAGAAATATCAAAAACAATTCCGTTAGAACAATATGAAAGTAAAGATGGAGAATTTTACTATCATACCTATATCCTACTCGTTGAAGATGAGTTTATTCCTCAACTAAACTACGAGCATTCTGGATGGGCTTGGGTATCAAACGAGTGCTGGCCAAAGCCATTACACTCGGGATTGAAAACTACTCTTGCTAATAAAACTACCCAAGCAAAAATACAAACAATATTTGATTTATTAAGTTAGACGTCGTCGGCGATAAGGTTGAAGCTGATGCTGATTCTATCAGTATTTGATAAATTTTCTTCAACACCATGATCTAACCATGCAGGGAACGCAATACACATTCCTGGAATAGGTTGAAAACTATACGACTTATAGTTGTATTCTGCATCTTTAAAACTATAAAATGCTTGGCGAGCGGCTAGGTTTGGATTAACAAATGTAATCTTACCGCAATTGGGAGGAGTTTGTATGTATAATGTACATGCCAATACTGCTCTAGGATGTACATGTGGGATCATGTATGAACCGGGAGGATTAACATTGACCCAGTAATTTTTTAAACTTAGTTTTGTAACAGGTTCAAATTCTTTAATAATCTCAGCAACATTCTTTTGAAGTATGCCCATTAGTAGCGGATGGTTAATAGTCAATGCCGCACTACTACCACCTCCGCCACGTTTGCTTGAAATATCTAAGTTAGGATATTTCTGCACCATCTCATAACTGAATCTTACTAACTCTTGGATTTCTTCTTCAGTTAAATTGTTAACCAACGTCCATACAGGCGTTGCAAACATTGTTGTTGTCTTAACATTAGATGTAGCCAAGTTTCTTTACCTCAAGGGCAGTTGTACAGTTGTCAATTTCTAACATATCGCCTAACATTTCTGCAAGTAAACTTGCCTTTTGACCTTCGTATGCTGAATTTCTATCAATAGCACGTTGCGCTAGATCAGCAATACTCATACCCGAACCCTGTGATAACACAGATAGTAATGGAGTTGGATAAGCAGGGTTTGCCATAAATGCTTGTGCTTCTGCTAGCTGTTGTGTAAATGTACTGGCTTCTAACGTAGACTGTGCAGGAGTCAATGCGGCAAATTTTGTATCAAAATGATATTGGCATTCTAGTTTTGAAATGTATTTGATTGCATTAATAAAATGCGGTAAGTGCTCTGCGGCAATTACAGGAAATGCTTGCAAATGATTTTCATATTCGTGAACGGTATCTGAATGATCTCCAACTGTTCCGCCCTTAACTACAGAACCATCATCGAGAACGTGATACTCAATATGAGTAAGAGCTTCGATCATTGCAGGATCTGTAATTTCGTGAATTTTAAATTTCACTTGTAGTTCAGGAGTAAATTGTGATAGTGGTAAGTCTACCAAAACCCAACCGCTAGTGGCCGCAGTACTTCCTGGAGGAAGTTGAAAACTTAACGGCTGTGTCCAATCTAATTTCATTAATAGCATAATTCTAAATACCTTACCTTAAGAGGTGTAATTAAGATCGTTCGATGCGATCCTGTGTGCCATCCTGGTTGAATTTGATCAGTGCTTCTTTATCTGGTTCCATTCCTAGTTGTGGAACAGGAATGTAGTTAGCCATTTCATTAGTAATTGACAATGCTTCCTTTAGTGTTACCTTAAAAATTTCTTCAGGTAAATCTAACATGGCGGCCAAGTTACCAGTACTGATTCTGCCAGTTGACACAATATCTAAACCTGCCTGACGACCTAAACGTTTGACCCAATAGTCAACTTCTAGAGTATCACGCATGGAGATCATTTCTCCAATATCGTAGTTGTCGTTGAAAAAGTCTAAACATTCATAGAATGTTTTTAATTCATATTTCATACGAGCTTGTTCTTTTTCGCTTAAGAATAGTTTTTCTTCTAAGCTGTGAATTTCGAGATCAATTTCCATTTGATATAATGGATCTGTTTCACGATTTTTCTTTTCTTTTAGGATCTGAATTTTTAGATTATTTTTCTTATCTTCGTAAACACTCTTACGTAAGTTATCTTCACGGACATCTGCTTCTAACGCAATTTGCTGTATTTGTTTCATTGGTGTGATCTGTGCGTTAACCACAAACTGCTTCATCTGAAAGTCGCTCATTCCACGAGGAATAGCATCCATAATTTCAGCGATTGTCCATCTCTTTTTATCCGATTCCATTGTTAATCCTTATCTCTGTTATATATCTGTGGTGATTTGGTAGACTTTTTTGAGCCAAATATACTTGCATTTTTGCATCATGCGAAATATTTGGATAATAGTGTTCTTCCCCAAATCCTCTTAATAATTCGTTCCATTGAAAGTACGGGTACCCATTGTCTAGATTATCGTCCTTTGTTGGATACTTGTATTTAATCGTTCTCCAGAAGTCCTTGAAGTCTTTTGATTCCCGGGCGGCCTGACTAGCGGCAACCCAAAAAGGATCGGTACGTTTGCTAAAAGCATAGTGCCCTAGTACTACTACTTTAATGTATTTTATTTTTTTACCAAGTTCTTCATTAGCTTGTGCTTGTGTCTTTTGCCCTGTTATTACTTCAACAGCACCTTTGATTGTTTGCCCTGCTAGATGTATAGCAGTTGCTTCTAACGGCTCAATAAATCCGCTGGCAAATCCTACAGCAATAATATTTCCGTTAATAATTTCAGTATAATAACCTGGATGCATCTTAATGTGACGCGGATTTTCTACCCCAGTTGCAGTAGTAAACTCTAATTCGGCAGACTCGGGGGAAATAAACTTAGAACTATACACATATCCGTTGCCCGATCGTTCATATACTGGAATTTTAAATCGCCAGCCTGATGTCATTGCAATGCTAGAAGTAAACGGCTCGTATTCTTTTTCAGGATTAGTATAAGATTTTTGTCCTACACATGCGCTATCAACTAATAGTTCAGAACTATAATCATTAAACTGACTATCAGTTTTACCAATTAGTAATCGTCTAAATCCACTCGCATCAACAAACCAATCTGCTGTAATTTCTTTACCAGTGTCAAGTGTAACGCTATTGCACTTGTTATCTATTATATTTGTAGAAGTAACGGTTGCACGAATAATATGTGTGCCTTGTTTTTCTGCATGAGACTGTAATAGGTTAGCTAATTCACTAGCAACAAAGTGGCATCCAAAGATGCTGTTATCAGTAAGTATTGGACATTTATTGTTTGATGCTAGGGCATGGCATAGGTCACTTCCCCAAGTTTCCCAATCGGGATCTGTTGATAACCAGAACGGCTTTTCTGCAAAGTTAATAAACTTTATACCTAACTTAACTCCACCACCCGTTTTAGTTACTAGGTCTGTTGATTTAATTCCAATCTCGTTGAGCATTTTCATAATGCTAGGCCACGTGCCTTCTCCAACTCCGATAGTAGGGATGTCGGGACTTTCGATCAGTGTAATTTTT